GGTGCCACGGGTGCTGTTGCCAAGAAAGCCTTGAAAACTTGCCGCCTGCACGTTATCAGCTTCAATTGGCGTTACTTCAAGCGAACTTACTTGAATTGCATTGCTGCCGCCAACAGGGGTTGCATCAGTCCCGTAGCTTGTTTCCAGCTTTGCGACTAGAAACTTTTTGCGAGTTAGTGCCATTGTCTTCTTGGGTGGGGTTTTCTTTGATCAGTGTTAGTTCGCCTGTTTCGGGGTCAAACAGATAACTGCCGCCCACGCCAGGATTAGGGACCTGCTGACTCATTATGCAGAAGTTAGGTCAGTTCTGCTACTACGATAACGCACAATAAAGTCTTGTGTAATCACGCCTAGCGGAACGTCTGCCTCAAATAAAGTAAAATCAACACGGTCAGGTGTTACGTCAAGCGCATAACTATTTACAGTCTGATCTGCCATCAACAATGAATGCACTTGTTGCGTGTAAGTGTCACTGTCATCATCAGGCAATGCAGCCCGAACAATCGTTGTAACACGCACACGCATTGTCCAATCAAGGACATTGAAAAAGTTTGTGTCGTTGGGTTGATCGTTAACGGGCTCAATAATGATTGCCGGCACCTCACCACGGGCCAATGGCTCAACACGTGAGCGATAGCACGTGGCCCCGCTAATGCTGTCGAGATTAGTTTTCATGCGAGCCAAAATCAACTCGCGGCGCGTGTCAGCCATTAGTTTACAATGACAGAACAGGTTGCACTTTCACCGTCCCCGATATTGCTTGCTGTTGCCCTCACAAATCGCATAGGACGACCACTGTAAAAATGAGCATCAGTGCCACTTTGTGTGTGCGAATGCTCTTCAAGTTCAAACCAATCAGTGCCATTTAAGGAGCCTTGATGGGAGATTGTCACACTGCTGCCAACAACTTTATCGACAAAGCCAAAAACAGTGCCATTTACTTGAACGGATGGCGTGCTGCCGTCTGCCGTCAAAGTATCCCAAAAATGAATGTTGTTTTTGTTGTCTGAGCTGAGCCCATAAATGCGTTCAACCATTAGTCTTTGCTGAGCAACAGTTCAGAAAAAAGGCCGTCATCTGCTGGGCGGTTTTCGCGCACCTTATAATCGACCCCAGCAACTTTAATCGCGCTGCCACGAGACAAGGCGCTGACATCGGAGGTTTTTGCAATGAGCAAATACTCCCGTGACAACGCCATGCCGCCCGCAATTACATCCATAGGAGAATCAAGGATTCCCACAAAAGTGTCGCCAACGCCAATTTGACAGGTGACACCAAATTCTGAAGTGTTCAGAAAGGCGTGGGAATCCTCAATTGCCATCAGTCGTACTTCTTAGCGTAGATCAGCTCAACCGCATAGGTGAAGGCTGGGCTGCTGGTGCCGCCAATGGTGCCGACCGCACGCAGGTAGCGCTTGGTGTCATTGGTGTTGATGGTGATCTTTTGGGAAGATGCAGCATTAGTCACCTGGGTAAAGGTGGCACCGCTGATGTCGGCATAACCACTTCCCGATGCGTCAGACTCTTGAAGCTTAACGTCGAGAGTTGGATTGGTGCCGGCGCTAGCTGCGTCAGAAGTCAGGATGACAATGGCTTCACCTTCGGCCCCTGTAGAGCCTTCAAGGTCAACGCCAGTGCCATTGGCAGATTGAGTCCTAGAATCACAGGCAAGGAGCGTGTCCAGGTAGGTTTTAGAACCAAGATTTTGAATCATGATAAAAACTCCAGATCAAAGGGTGTTATTACCGCGAGAGAAGCTCTCGGGGTGACGGACAGCCATGTCAACATCCTGCATGGCGATAACGCGGACAGTACCGCTGGTGCTGTTGGTGAAAGGATCAACCATCAGATCCAAGCCGGAGAAGTAGCCGATCAGCAGGTCAGCAAAGTTGCCAAACCACAGATCGTTGCTGTTCACCTGATTGCTAACCACGGCACGATAGCCGTTGACTTCACCGTCCTCAAAAATGAATTGGGCGGTGTTGCTGGCCTTCTCGGCAGTTTTCAAAGCGCCGCGCATTGCGGAGTTCATCAGGTAGACCGGAGAGCCAAGCAGGGCATTGGCCGTGGCCACGTCAGACTCAAGTGCAACAACCTCAGCAAACGTTGGAGTATTGGCGCTAAAGTCTTCGGTGCCAATACCTGAGGTGTTCTTAAGGCCAAGGGGCTCGCTGTTGGTGCCCAAGCCATACAGGCCGCTGTAATCAATCTTGAGACCCAGCACGCTGGCCAGATCGCGGCGAACCATGTTCTCAACATCGATGCTGCTTTGCAGGAGCAGGCGACGTGAGTAATCAGTGAATGCGGCCACGGTGCGGGGCATCATGGTCACTTGATCCACCGTTTGCTGAGATTCGGTAGGAGCACCGGATTCAGCGACCCAATATGCAGTAGCGGCACCGCTTTGGCGGGGGATCGCAACGTTGCCGGTCAGGCCAGTCAGCACGGTCGCGCCGGCTTGATCCAGCGCAGATGCGTTGCGCAGCAGGTCAATAAAGGAACCGGCCAGCAGGTCAGTAGCCACCAGATTGCCACCAGCATTAGCAGTGCCAACAGTCAGGTCGCGGGTGAGAACTTCCTGAGGAATGGTGATGCCACGTGAAGCACGGCCAAGCTTTTGCGATGCGGCGTCAGATGCCTCAATCTCAAAGCCGGCAGCCTCGCGAGCATTGCGGTCGCTGGGATTGGCAAGATAGTTGATAGCACGCAGCCAAGAGAAGGCACGGGTTTCCTTTTCGGAAAGGCCAATCTCAGCAGCACTGGTATCAACGGGTTTGGTGTTTTCGCCCATTTTTTCAATTAGTGCAGAACGGAGTTCATCGAGTCCGCGAGAGTTAATGAGAAACTCTTCAGCAAGCTCGATGTTGTTGGTGCGCTTACCCAAGGCAAGCATTTCGGCGGCTTCCTTTGCCTTGGCCTGGGCGGCCTCTGCTTGGATAGCCCCAATGTCGGGGGTTTCAGACATAATTTCCTCTGAGGGGTTAGTTTCTTCGGCAGAGGCCGATTCAACGTCTCCATTGTGCTGGAAACTGCGGCCAATGCCAACCGTGTTGTCTGCAGGTACTGTAACAAGACTTACTTCAAATGGCTCATATGAAGTTGCACGGTATGTAACAGGATCAGTGCTGCGGTCCTCGTCCATGTCGTTAATTTTGTACCCAAAACTAACATTGCGAATAATTCCATCCTTGATTAGATCCTGCATTTCGCGGCCCAACTCATTGTTTGCCATACGAACTTTCGCATAGGCCCGCTTATCTTTGATGTATGCACGTTGAACAACACCAACAATACGATCAGCGTCATGTTGATACAGGAGCGGCGCGCCATCATTCAAACGAGACATGTCCATTGCATCATCTGACATGCTGAGAATTTCAGTGCCAAAATAACGCTCTACAGGCGCTTCAGACGCAAACGGAAATTCAAGAGTGCGCTCGTCATCCTCGTCTTGATAAAACTCTGTAGCATGACCACGACGCAAAAGGTCCTCGTCCAGCATTCTCAACGCAGAAATTTTGCGCAGTTCGCTAAACCGGTGCCCCACAAGACGATCAGTCGCCTCGTAACCATCGTCACCACGGCGGTAAACACGAATGAGAGCGGCAGGATCATCCTCGTCAGCGTTAATCGTAAAACTAGAATCGGGGACATCAATGCTGCCCTCTCGAGCAATTCTAGTAATTTTGCCACGCGCTGTGCCGCCGCTACTGTCCCATGCGACAAAATCTCCAACGCTTAGGTCTTTAGCCATTAGTCGTCCTCCTCATGGATTTCAGGGTGTTGAGTGTCTTCAGTGGGCGGGTTTTGGGTTTGCCCAGCTTTATCAACGGCACTGGGGTCAGAATCTAGGACAATGCCAAATTCATCCATTACCGCCAATTCATGCTGACGTTGCCTCATCATCTCTTCAAAATCACCGCCGTGCAAAGCAATAACTTGTGACAACGTCATGATGCCACTGCGAATCAAAGATTTGTATGCTTCTGCTTCTTTTTGCGGATCAACAAATTGCGCGGCTGGTGCAATCCATTTTGATTCGTAATAACGATCAGGATCAATGTCAAACGCCGGCATTTGCAGGACGCCGCTCATAACAGCCATCTGCACCCATTTTTCATAGACAGGCTGACATAGCGTTTCAATAACATACTGCTGCAGTGTTTTGTAATGCGCGCGAGTCTCAAGCAACTCTAATCTAGAACTGCTGTAATTGCTTTGCGAAAAGTCGCTAGAAACTTGCGTGTAGCTACAACCAACACCTGAGGCGACCGCACGCAACATTTGCGCCACAAACGGCGTAAACGCATCATCTGGTCGTTGAGGGCTGAAAAATTGCATCTCCTCGCCCGGCGCAAGACGCCGAATGCTGCCAGGAGCAAAATCAAGTACAGACTCGTCATCCTGCGTGCCATCCTCAAACAACTCTTGATCTGGGGTGCGCACAAAACCCATCATTGCGCTGCTGGCCCGTGCCGCGATGATTTCGGCCTCCTCGTAACCCTTAAGGTTGTTGAGCCGCATGATCGCCGTGGCAAAGCCTGTCACGCCGCGTGTCTGGCCGGGGCGCTCTTTGCTGTACAGGTGAATTACATCTTCTGCGGGAACCCTGACACGCCGTTTTTGCGCAATGTTGCCATACGAAAATTGGTAGTCGCCGGGGTGGTATGTCAAGAAATGGTAGGCAACAGGGCGGCCCCATTCGTTGATTTCTACCCCCATCCTGACGCGATTGCCGTTTGGCTCCATGCCGGTGTAATCGTCATCAAGCAGGTCGCTTTCAAGCACTTCAAGGCCAAGCGGCACCTTGCTGTCACCAAAACGTTGATTGACAAAGCGAATAAACACTTCGCCCGATTCAACCATGCTACTGATACATAACCGTTGAATTTCTGTCCAACTTAAATTGCCACCGCTATGGCAATTTTTTGCCTTGCTCCATTTCTTCCATTCGTGCTCAATCAATGCGTTCATGCGCTCATCAAGCCGCCCGCCACGAATCATGCGAACTTGTGCCTGATGTTTAATGCCCTGCCCGACGACATTGTTTTTGACGGCACGCAACGCTGATTTGGCAAAATCAGAATCGCGAACAAGGGCACGCGCACGATTGCGCAAGATCCGCAAGCTGTTTTTGACTTCGCTGTCGGCGCTAGTCCCTTGCGACACCCAATCGCTAGTCAATCGGTTGAGCTGGGCTCCACCGTAGTTGCGACGCTGCTTGCGCTTGCGGTTAAAGGGCCACATCAGATAAACCTCACACGGGTGACGCCGGGGTTGCCAAGCCCCTGCTTGATTTTTTCAGCTCGCCGTTCTCTGTCAACCTCAGCTTTCAACGTATCGCGCAACTGCAAAAGCTCTGACATCTTATAGCGCTTCAGGCTGCGAGACCCAATTGAATACTCTTGGACAACACCGCCTTGCGCGAGCGTTCTAATGGCATCTTCAACATAACCTAGGTCAATTGCCGCACGGGAACGGTCATCAAATTTGCCCGCAGTGCCGGTGTATTCAAGCGTGGGCTTGACAGTAAATTGGCCACGCCCTGCGGTGTGTTTAACGCTGCCAGTCGCCGCTACAGCCTGCCAAGTCCACAGGCCAGCATCAAAACCTGCTGTGGTCGCGAAAGGGACTGTGACGCGCCAGCCGGTGCCTTCTGCAGCGCCTGTAATGTTGGCGCCCTGTGCGCTGACGTTGGTGCGCGCGTACCACGTCAATGTGTAAGATCCACTGTCAACACTGTTGCCGATTGAATCGGTAAACGCCGGAACGTCAAAGACAATTGTGTCTCCGGCAAAAATTGTTTCAGGAACAGAGATAGTCACCAGCTTGTCACAGAGAATTGCGAACGCCTTGCGCTCCTGCGCCGCCGCAGGGGATTGTTTTCTAATTCTACCGGCTTTTCAATGACGTGCGAATCCTCTTTTGCTTTAGCTTTTAAAAAAAAAAAAAAAATGGTATTGCGATTGAAACGCATGTACAAATAATTCAAGGCGGCGTAACTATAGACAAAACAGTCTAAGGCTTCATTTCTGTCGCCCGCCTTCTTTTTCCATTCGCGTACAGCAAAGCCCTTGACATAGCGAACAACCTGCCGCTCGCTTGTTAGTTGCTTGAAATACTCTTGGCCAGCTTCATTGTGAAAATGTATGTAGCCTGCGCCATGCTCGTTATGTTTCAACCGGCCAAACAACGTGGTCTTGATTGTGTCAACACCAACAGGGAACACTTCTGCTGAATTTTTAAGAACTTGACCTTTGTAGTTAATATCAACTTTGCTAGACTTGGAGATAGGTGGTTTGTTCCTCTGCGACTGA